GTGATATATGTACACAACGAAGGGGCCAGACCCCATGAATAACGGAGGAAAACAACATGAAAAAATCAGAAGAAATCAGAACCGCGCTCGAGACCCTGGAAGCCACAAAGGATGCAACCATCAAGCAGATGGTTTTCGAGAACCCCGACAGAACCCGCGAGAATCACGACCAGCTCTGGAGCGAATACTGGAGTAGCTTCGGCAGAGACTACAGCCGCAAAAAGGAAGCCCTCGAGTGGGAGCTTCGCAAGGCCCGCAACAGCGAGGTCGAGATTGGCGACGGAGTCACCGAGTACCTTCACAGCGACGCCCACGCCTACACGGTCATCGCCAAGACGAAGGCGACCATCACCATTCAGAGAGACAAGGCAACCCTTGACCCCAACTTCAAACCCGAGTGGATCGCGGGCGGCTTTGCCGGACACTGCACCAACCAGGAAGACCAGAGCTACACCTACGAAAGAAATCCCGAAGGCGAGAAGGTCAGATGCTTCTGGAGCGATAAGCTGGGCTGCTACACCACCGGCGGAGACCGCAGCATCAAGATTGGCCTTGGCCGCCACGAGTTTTACGATTACAACTTCTAAACCACGGCAGAGAGCCAGAGAGCGAGAGAGCCGCAAGGCTCTTTCTCTCGTATAAGATACACACTTCTTCCCCCGTCTTTTTGTGTATATTACGCATCAGAATTATCTTGCTATTATCCGTATTCAGAGTGATATATACAGTAACAAAACGAACGGAGGACACCTCAATGACCATCAACTACAAGACGAACGGATTTTACACCAGCAAGGACCTGACCGAGTGGTACTTCGGTAAAGCCTTTGTAAAGGCCGCAACCAAAGAGGCCCTGAAGCAGCACAGCAAGACCGGCAATAACCAGTCAAAGACCTGGCAGGACGGCACCGGATACCTCACGGTTTGCATTGAGAAGTAAGGAGGACGGAAGCATGTGGAAAGAAGGAAGCATTAAGGTATACGGTAGCATTTTTCATTACTGGATGAAGGTTTACAAGACCGGCTCCGAATGGGGAATCAACGGCGGCAAGATAAGCAAGCTGATGCTCAAGCGTGATGGCATGATCGTTTACAATTATGATCGAGGCGATGATGTCGCACCGGTCGATGAGGAGACCGAGCTTGCGCTCCAGCTTCTCCTTCACAGCGAGAACTACTAAGGCAAAGTAAAGCAATCGGGCTTCGGCCCTTTTGCTCGTTATATGAAAGGTCGCGCCCGCAATATGGGTAGCGGCTATTTTTATTGCTATATTAGAGGTGACCCTATATCAGAAAGCTAAAAAAATACAAGCCCACAAGCTTCATGGCAAAGGGGTCGCATTATGATAAAGAAGCTGCAGACTTTGCAGTGAACTTCATCGAGTGCCTTTGTCACACGAAAGGCACATGGGCCGGTAAAAACTTCGAGCTGATGGATTGGCAGGAACAGATCATCCGTGATGTGTTCGGTACGCTCAAGCCCAACGGCTACCGACAATTCAACACCGCATTCATTGAGGTGCCGAAAAAGAACGGTAAGAGCGAACTTGCCGCCGCTGTAGCGCTTCTTTTGCTCTGCGGAGACAACGAGCAACGAGCCGAGATATACGGCTGTGCCGCCGACCGCAATCAGGCGAAAATCGTCTTTGATGTGGCGGTGGATATGGTTCGGTTCTGTCCGGCACTCGAAAAGCGAGTCAAGATCACCGAGTCCCAGAAGACCATCGAGTACCTTCCCACCAAGAGCAAGTACCAGGTGCTGTCTGCCGATGTGGCAAACAAGCACGGCTTTAACACCCATGGTGTTATCTTCGATGAGCTGCACACGCAGCCGAACCGAAAGCTCTACGATGTCATGATTCAAGGCTCCGGCGATGCCCGAATGCAGCCGCTGTACTTCCTTATAACGACCGCCGGGAACAACACTGAGAGCATCTGCTATGAAGTGCATCAGAAGGCACTTGATATCATATCCGGCAGAAAGGTTGACCCCACATTCTATCCTGTCATCTTCGGTGCTGGGATGGATGAGGATTGGACTGACCCGAAAGTCTGGAAAAAAGCAAATCCATCCCTTGGTGAGACCATAGGAATGGATAAGGTTAAGGCGGCGTGTGAGTCGGCAAAGCAGAACCCCGGCGAGGAGAATGCTTTCCGGCAGCTCCGTCTGAACCAATGGGTCAAGCAGAGCATTCGTTGGATGCCGATGGAGAAGTGGGACAAGTGCGCCTTTGCTGTCAGCGAGGATGACCTCGAAGGTCGCATCTGCTACGGCGGCTTGGACTTGTCCTCCACTACGGATATTACGGCTTTCGTTCTGGTGTTCCCGCCCTTGGATGAGGACGATAAATACATCATTCTCCCATACTTCTGGGTGCCGGAGGAAAGTCTCGACCTTCGTGTGCGGCGCGACCATGTGCCGTATGACCTTTGGGAGAAGCAGGGTTTCCTGCAGACCACCGAGGGCAATGTCATCCACTACGGCTTCATCGAGAAGTTCATCGAGCAGCTCGGTGACCGTTTCAATATCCGTGAGATTGCATTCGACCGTTGGGGTGCCGTGCAGATGGTACAGAACCTCGAGAACATGGGCTTTACTGTTGTTCCCTTTGGCCAGGGCTTCAAGGACATGAGCCCACCGACAAAGGAACTAATGAAATTAGTCCTTGAAGGTAGCGTCGCCCATGGCGGTCATCCTGTCCTTCGGTGGATGATGGATAACATTTATATTCGCTCAGATCCTGCAGGAAACATCAAGCCAGACAAAGAGAAATCAACCGAGAAGATAGACGGTGCCGTTGCCACCATCATGGCGCTCGACCGTGCCATTCGCTGCGGTAATGATACAAGCGAAAGCGTGTACGATTCGAGGGGTCTGCTCTTTATTTGATACTCTCCGTAACCTTCTCCGCAAGGTGTGAGATAAGCTCCTCTGGGGTCGGCAAGTCCCCAACATGAGGAACTTCGCTCCACTTTTCTTTTACCGCAGGGTCGTTGTTGCAGAGTCCGCAAAGCATGGCGAGCTGAATCTGCTTCTTCACTTCGGCAACCGTTACGCCATTTCTTGTTGCGACCTCCTTAAGGGCTTTTGCTGCTGATATACAGTTGTTAGTCATCATTAGTCTCCTTTTTCCTTTAAGCTCCAACATTCGGGCATGACTATAATAGCACAAGTCAAATGTCAAATACGGTCGAAATGCGTAAGCTTCAAAATAAGTTGCAGTTGCAGCGCATTTAAGGTGATAAGATATTGACAAAATCTTATCACCATGGTATGCTTCGCTTAGAATTCGAATCGAGGTGATATGTATCGCAAATCAGCTGTCGGCGGCCGATTACAAAAAGGCCGAGGAGTTCTTAGCACGGATCAAGCCGCTCTTGATGACAAGGGAGTGCCAATTTAAAAAGTCTGAGAAAAACAAAATATTCGATCAGCAGTTCAACTTAAGAGATGAACAGAAGATCGATATCATCAAGTCCCTTACAGCAGATGACTGCATTAAGATTGCCAAGAACGATAATCCAAGGTATGCCGACTCTGAGGTATATCAATTCATTAAATGTGTCGAGCTTTTGGTATACGGCGAAAACGAAGTGCACAAGCTTTACGTCAAGATGTATCTAGCGGAACAGCCCCGATTTGATATTGTAATTGTGATATCGTTTCACAAGGAAGGCGAATATGACTAGTTAAGGGAGCATACAATGTTGTGAAAGGAGGAGCAACATGCAACTAGAAAAGAAGGAAGTATTCTGCATTGAATGCGGAGATTATAAGCAGTTTGCTGTAAAGACAACTCGTGAAGAAATTACTGTTCGTGGCGTGACTTTCAGTTATTTGGAACAGTCCGCTTATTGCTCCGAGTGTGGAGAGGAAGTCTATGTCCCCGAAATAAACGACATTAATGTTCAGGCTAGAGAGGATGCTTATAGGAAGGCCTCTCGCCTGATTACAGTCGGAGAGGTAAACGAAATCCTAAAAAAATATAACATCGGAGCCGGGCCGCTCGCCCGCCTGCTCGGCTTTGGTGAAGTTACTATAAACCGGTATTTGTGCGGTCAGATTCCGTCCAGAGAGCATTCTGCAAAGCTCTTGGAGCTTCGCGCATCCCACCGTATCATGGAAGAGTACCTGGAAAGCGGAAAAGAACTGATTACTAGTGTGGCTTATCAGAAATGCAGAGATGCACTGGATAAATTAAAGGCCTTATACGGCACAAACAAGATAGAAGTAATCGCCAGGTATATTCTTTGCAAATCTTCAGATATTACTCCTATGGCATTACAGAAGCTTTTATACTATGCGCAAGCATTTTTCCATGCTCTGTTCCGCGAAGACCTCTTTACGGACGATTGTCAGGCATGGGCTTATGGTCCTGTGTACCCTGACGTTTATTATCGGTATCGTGAATACGGATATAACCCTATTGATATGCCGACAGAGGATTTCAGCGTGGATCTAGGCGAATTGACTGTTAAAGAAATTGAACTGATTGACGCTGTGATTGATGCCTTCGGTCAGTATTCTGGTACAGTATTGAGCCGAATTACTCATAGCGAACGGCCATGGATTGAAGCACGAGGAACTCTTCAGCCAAGTGATCGCAGTGTTACAGTCATCAATCGTGATTCAATTAATGATTATTTTGATGCCGTTGTTTCCAAATATAAAATCATCAATCCATGCGAAATAGATAAATACAGCAAAGGAATGTTTGCATATACGAACAGCTAAGTATCGCTTCAATTTGTCAAAAGCATCTATCATTTTTGATAGGTGCTTTTATTATGCCCATTTGAAAGGAGCGTGAGCATAATGGGCCTCTTTGATAGTATGTTTCGATCCCGAGACAAGCCCCAAAACCGCACCGTTGGCAGCAGCTATACCTTCTTCATGGGAGGCAGCTCGGCGGGGAAAAACGTAACAGAGCGCAGCGCCATGCAGATGACCGCTGTATATTCATGTGTTCGAATACTCGCCGAGGCAATCGCAGGACTGCCTCTTCACCTATATCAATATACTGAGGAAGGCAGCAAAGCAAAGGCAATTGAGCACCCACTGTACAGACTTCTGCACGACGAGCCGAACCCGGAGATGTCGAGCTTCGTTTTCCGAGAGACATTGATGACGCACCTGCTCCTGTGGGGAAATGCGTACTCGCAAATCATACGAAATGGCAAGGGTGAGGTTATCGCTCTGTACCCGCTCATGCCGAACAAGATGACGGTCGACAGGGATGAGAACGGCCAGCTCTATTACAAATATCAGCGGTCAAATGATGAGGCACCGACTATGGAGGGATCATCTGTTATCCTCCGTCCCAGTGACGTGCTACACATACCCGGACTTGGTTTCGATGGCTTGGTCGGCTACAGTCCCATCGCCATGGCGAAGAACGCCATCGGCATGGCAATCGCCTGCGAGGAATACGGAGCAAAGTTTTTCGCCAATGGCGCTGCGCCCGGCGGAGTGCTGGAGCATCCCGGCACAATTAAAGACCCCCAGCGGGTACGTGAGAGTTGGCAGTCGACCTTCGGCGGATCAGGTAATGCGAATAAGATCGCCGTGCTTGAGGAAGGCATGAAATATACACCTATCGGGATAAGCCCGGAGCAGGCGCAGTTCCTCGAAACAAGAAAATTTCAGATAAATGAGATAGCTCGAATTTTCCGTGTTCCCCCTCACATGGTGGGAGATCTGGAAAAGTCGAGCTTTTCAAATATTGAGCAGCAGAGCTTGGAGTTCGTGAAATACACTCTCGATCCTTGGGTGGTGCGCTGGGAACAGTCAATTCAGAGGTCCCTGTTCACTGAGGACGAAAAGAAAAAGTATTTCGTAAAGTTCAACTTGGAGGGCCTGCTCAGAGGTGACTACCAGTCACGCATGCAGGGATATTCCATAGGTCGTCAGAACGGCTGGATGTCGGCAAACGACATTAGAGAGCTTGAAAACCTCGACCTCATTCCCGATGACGAGGGTGGAAATCTCTATTTAATCAACGGCAATATGCTCCCGCTCCGCAGGGCAGGTGCTTTTGCAAATACAGAAGGAACGGAGGAAGAAAACCCCGATGAAGAACAAGAAGTTCTGGAAGTGGAAGAATCAGACGCAGTGGGAGGAAGCTCCAGAGGCGAGGACGCTGTACCTGAACGGCACAATCGCCGAGGAAAGCTGGTTTGACGATGATATCACACCGCAGCTTTTCAAGGAT